CCTCCTTTCTTTCCATATTTGTGTGCAAATAGAAGGTTTCTGACAGTGGAGGCAGAGCATTCCTCCTTTACATTTCGCTGCCAGTCCCCTCATGTCAATTTTACCAAAAAAAAAAAAACGCAAGGTCAACTTTCGTCAACCTCACGATTTTTGGTTTATCTTTCGTATTCTTTGAGTTTTTCACAGATTGCGTTTGTCCATTCGTCATCCATTTTGTACTCTTCTTTTATCTGCTCTCGGTCTTCGCTTCTCCATCCACCGTCGTATAGTGCTGCTGCGCAGTTTTCAACTTCTTCTTCATAGTAGCTTTTCATGGTGTGCCTCCTAGTTTGTGGTGTGCTCTTCTTACACCTTTATTATACACCTAAAACATGCACTTGTCAAGCAGAACTTTGTCTAGATGGCCGTCAGGTCGGCGCTGGTGCGCCGGATGAAAATGACGGCGCAGCTTTCCGTGACTACGTCGTCCTGTCCTTTATTGGCCGTTCTCCCCCCGGCCACTTATATTTCATCTCTTCTTAATTTGGAGAACTTTTCTTGATTTTTCGTGTCGATGTTGTTATAATGTTCTTGCAGACTATAGCCGTGTTGTGCGAGCTGAGCAAATAGAGCGTCGTTGGCGATTTTCCGTCGCTTTCTCTTTATTTCCTTGAGTTCGTCCGACTCGGCTTTTATTATTAGAGCTTCGTAATCCTTTTCTGTTTCGGCGTTTAGTGGTTCGCTGTTGCTGTGTTCAAGATCAAAGAGCTTGTCGAAGTATGCTGGCGGTTTACATCTTTTTCCTTTACTCAGCTGGATACTGTCTTTTTGATATATCTCGTCTTTATGGTCTTCGTAGTATCTCCAGCCGATTGATGGTTTTGTGCTGATTCTGCTATCTTCTTCCTCGATACACATATCGAGGAATTTTTCTTTTGCTTCGCCATATGCTTTCTTGGAACAGTATGCTGCTGTATATGCCATGTCGTTCCATTCTGCCACTCCGATAATTACGAAGCCTTTTCCCCATATCTGGTTGAGCCATGCACAGGTGTAGTATACTCTGCCTTTCTGTTTTTTATACACCTTCAGTTCTTTCGGGTCTATGTATAAGCTGTACACGATCGCGTGATAATGCGGTCTGTGCGTTTTCGTGCCGTATTCTCCTCCAGCGTAGTACATGAGTTTATTTTTCATGCCTACTTTTTCATCATAGACTTGGTACATTCTTTCGTGATACTCTGTCCATCTTCTCAGCCTTTTCCAGAATGCCGTTAAATCATCATAGTCTAGTGTTAGGTTCGTTGTATACTCTCCGCTTGGAGCTTTCAGCACTCCGTTTTTGTCGATGCCTTTGCCTCTTTCGATGTTGATTGGAACGTGCTTGTTGTCGTACGTCAATGTTAAGAACCAAGCCTGATCGTGATACGGTAATTCCATCTCCATTCGATTTGCCCAGCTCTTTCGTCTATCCAAAATGCATCCTTGGCAATGTTTACAAGGACATATTACAATTTCGCCGGTTTTGATTTTTGCTTTGACTTCTCGTTCTCTTCTGCGCTGCGTTGTTATGTCGTCAGCTGGCGCTGTGTTCGGCTTGTTCGACATTCCGTATTTGATATAGCGTTCTAGTGAACTAAAAAAATCGTCTCCGTTTTTCTTCGCTCCGAAGATTCTAATGTTGGGTCTGCCACATGGCATGGATGTTTCACCTCCCGGGGTCGCACTGGGGGGAAATGTCCCTCTTGATTACATTTCCCCCCAGTGACACAAAAATGCGTCTGACGGTTACTGTCGGGCCTGTATTTTTGTTGCATTCAGTTTGCACGGCGAAGCCGTCAAACGGCTCCTTAACGCACTTCTTTCCCTGTTATTTTTTCGCTGTAGTATACTATCGCGTCCCGGATAATGTCGGATGTGTTTGCTTTCCAGTTCCGGTTTGTATACTCTTTCGTCAGGTTTTCCAGTGCATCGTTTTCCGCTTTGGTCAAGTTGATATTAAATCTCTTTGTGATCTGCGTTCTCATGCTAGCCTCCTATAGCTAAGTGTGTGATTGGTACACTCATAATATACACCTCTTTTCTCCACTTGTCAACTATTTTATGGTAACATTGGAAGACCCGGTAGTAAGCTGAACTGGCCTTTTGCTCCAAGGCCTGCGTCAAGTCGCCCTTCGTTTTTGAACTCGTGACCTTTGGTTTCTTGCTCCTGTTGCGTGGTGCTGTCCATCCGCTCGCCCAGCTGGCCCACGGTTTTTGCGCTGCTGCTTACGGTTTGCTGTTGCATCTGCTCGAGGTGCTCAGCTGTCCAGTAGTCAGAACTTTGTTTCGCGTTGTTGATGGCCGTTTGAAAGTTCTGCACGATCTGTGCCGTGTTGTTGCCGTAGTCATACATTGCCTGCATGGTCGCGTTTTTGGCTGCTGGTGCTGCCAGAGCCTGAGCGTGTGCGAAGGTCTGACCGCCACCGAGGCTTCCATAGCCTCCCGATGGCGTCTGTGCCCCATAGCCGTTATAGGCTGCTAAGATAGGATTCAATCCCGCTGCTTTGAGGTCTGCCACGCCTCTCTGATAGCTGGTATTTGCCATTCGCTCTTGCCAGGCTCTTTGTGCTTTGGCCTCAGCTGAGTTATACCGCATTGCGCTGGTTTGGCTCGCTGCGCTCATTGCGTTGGATGCTAGAGCGTTTCCCATGTTGAGAAGATTTCCCATCATCCATGTACCGGTCTGCAAGTCGTTGGCAGTTTTTGCGTTTGCTGTGTTGAAGTCTGCTGCGTCTTGAGCGTTGTTGCCTGTCGGAGTTCCGAGTGCTGTTGCCAGCAGATTTCCCAGTGCGCTTGTGTTGCCGGTCTGGACGCTCCCACCTGCGCTTGTAGTGTTTTGTGCGGTGCTTCCCATGGTTGTACCGCTTTGGATTGTGTTTTGCATTGTGCCCTGCTGTTTTGCGCTGGACGTGCTCCCTTTTAAGCTGCTGTATATGCTGTATAATGTGTTTGCTAGAGTTATGCCGCCTTTGATAATACCCATTAGCCCGATTGCCATTGCGCTTCCTCCTTAGATGGTATCAAGGCCTGGGATGCTGTAGATCGGCATTGCCCTTGTCCACGTCTGGTCGAAGTAGAAGTTGCAGATAAATTGGTGGTTGTTCTGGCTTTCTACCGCGATCGTTCTATCAATGTTCTGTCTTCCCTCTTTAATCCATTCGCTGGAGAGAGTCGGCAGACTCGTGTATTTATCGGCATAGTGCCAAGCATCCAGTGTCTGCGCGTAGGTGCTGCGCATTTCGCCTGTGATCATGTTTGTCCGGTATCGGTAGTCTGCCCAAGCTTCCTGATAGCCGAATACTTCTTCGTCCTTTGCGTTGCCCTGTGCGTAGATTTCCTGATTGAGCACCGCTTGCTCACCGAGGTTTGCAAGCATCGGGTCATAGTAGGAAAAGCGTGTGCTGCGTGTCCACAGCCGGGACAGGCCCTGCTGATAGCTGTGATCAACTCGCACCGCTGCCAGACCGATGATGAAACCATGTTCCGTTGCGCTGTATGTTGCCATGTTCCGGCTCATCGTGGTCATGGAGAATGCTGCAGTGTTGCCCTGTGGACTCGTCGCGTCTGTGCTGGACGTCTGAATGACCTGATTGATGTTGATAGGCAGTCTGTAGCCGCCGATGTATTCCGAGCGGTCAAGTCGTGCATCCGGACTCGTTACACCCCAAGCACCCTGTAAGATTTCCTTGTACCGTGTGCCGGTGCGTGCATCTCTTTCCATAATGTGTTGCACAGCGATGGCCTGTCTCAGTTCGTTGATGGTTGCGGCTGTTACGTTGCTCATGTCTGCGCCAAGTACTGGGTGTAAGCTTTCGTCTCTTTCGGTGTATACCTGTGCTGGTTTCGCTCCGCTTACATCGTCTCCGTTTACGCCTGCAAAGTAAGGGATGAAGTTTGTCATTATGCTTAGATCTGTGCTGTCCAGTTTTTCTTTGAGGCTTGCTGTGCCGTATCCATAAATCGGTGCCGCTCCTGTCATCGGCAGCGTCACAGCCTCGCCTTTCTGAGGACTCGGCAGGCAGCTTGTGAAGTAGTCCTTGTACTTACAGACTTTGAGCGGTAGCCCTCCGGCTTCGGCGTCGGTCAGTGCTGTTCCTGCGTTGCTTCCTGCGGTCGTGGCGTCCGTCTTGCTCATCGTGACAGGCTGCTGTAAATTTTCGTCTCGAAACCATTCGTTCCAGATTTTGACATATGCCCGGAAAGGCAGGCTGTTCACCTGAAGGTTTTCTATGCCGGTCGGAATGCCGAAATAATCCGCCAGTGTGCCTACGTTCCAGCCGCCAGTTGGTGCGGTTGTTTTCGGAGTTGTGTATTCTACTTTTTCGGCCCAGAAGGTCGAGTCGTTCTGACCCATGAGGTTTTCGAAATGCTCCCACAGCAGCCGCGACGGTACGAAGAAGAAGTAAAAGTCACAGTAACAGTTATCCATGACAGGATACAGCGGTGTGCTCATGCGCATAAGTGCATTGAGGTCAATCTTTGCTGTGTCTGCCGGTAATACCTCGTCACAGTAGATCGGGACTAGATCGCCTTCGTTTATCGTGGTTAGCAGGCTATAATCTCGTTTGAATCTTGCGCGCGGCACGTTTGCATGAGGTACTTGGCTGTAATGCTGTTCAGCGTTTCGGTTCATTCCTTATTTTCTCCTTTCTGCACAACTTTTTCAGCTGCAGCATCGACCTTCTCTTGTGCATCCTGCTGAGTTTTGATGCCCATTTTGTTGAGCCACTCTTTTTCACCGGCTGTTGCTATCCAGTTTTCGAAGTTCATACCGAAAGCCTGACGCACACTGAGTGGAAGCTTATTGAACTGCTCCCGTTTCTCGTTCATCATGTTCATGTACTCGGTGTAGGTCTGTGGCAGCTTGCTGGTGTCGATGTACCAGCCCGGTTTTGCCAGTACGCTTTCGTCGCCGGCAGCGTACCGGCTCAGAATTGCCATGACGTCGCATTCGTCCTTATAGCTTTGGATTTTCTCGTAGGTGTCCACTTCGCCGACCTTTTCCAGGTACGGCTGCCCTCGGTCGTCATACCGCTCTTTGTACTCCGGTTCAAACCGGTTGCCCGGTTCGTTCGGCAGTGCCAGCGGTTTTTCGTCCTCGTAGGGCTTAAAGATTCTTACTCCCATTGAGCTGCTCCTTTTTCATGAGTTCGATGTTGTACATGAGCATCGGCAGCGCTAGCGGCTTGATCTGGCCGCTTTCGTTGTCGTACTTGCCCAGAAGATAGACTCGCTTATCCTCGCAGTCGGCTTTCTCCATCTCCTGTGCCATCCATCTGAAGGTGCGGTTGGCCACCTTTTCATTGACCACCATCAGATTGCCGAAGATGCCAGACAGTTCGTCTTTTACTGCGTATACCTGAAATTCCATGATGATTCTCCTTTATAAACGGATGCCGCCGCGCGACGGCTTCGGATTGACGTTGATTTTTTTCGTCTTCTTTGCGGTATTGGTGAAGACTTTCTTATCCTTTTTCGGATTGACCGGCATTCGATGTGCCATATTACTCCTCCTTATCCAGTCCCATGGCGTGGTAAATCTTGTCCAGCATCGCAAGGATCTTCCTCAGCTGATTAAAAATCCCGCGGATGTCTTTCACAGTAATCATGGCAACACCTCCTTTCTTTCCATATTTGTGTGCAAATAGAAGGTTTCTGACAGTGGAGGCAGAGCATTCCTCCTTTACATTTCGCTGCCAGTCCCCTCATGTCAATTTTACCAAAAAAAAAAAAAC